GAGAACGGCAACTCATCGCCCCACTCCTCTTGCAGCAGCATCGAAGTCTTGTTGCCGGTTGCGCCACCCATGACCACACGCCGACGTTCTGCAATGCCGTCGCCATCGAAGTCGATCAGGATATACGACTCACGAACGATAACCATTTCCGTCGCCTTGTCGGACGCAACGTATGGATAGCTTGAATCCTCACTGTCGATGCTGCGCTCTTCGTCATCATCGGCTGGAGCGTCATAGCGCGGGATTAGCTTGACCTTGGCTTTGTCGAAACCTTCCTTGATAAGCTCCGAACGTGTCGTCTTGCGGATATGCTCACAGAACGGCACCGTTTCATCAAGAACGCGAGCCGAGCGGCAGATACGGAATTCTTCGTTGGGAATGGCAATGACACGCAGACGCCCACGGTTGCGATAACGCTTGATCTTGAAGTCGTATAGCATCGTATGTGTCGATAGCGTCTGCAATGCCTCCAGGGCCTGCGGATCGCCTGCCTGGATACCTTGGATCAACTGCGGATCAAGCGTCTCGACGGTCGGCTCTTGCCAGTCGGGATCGGGATACATTTTGCTCTCGATCTCTTCCGCAAAATCGGGGTCTTCGAGGATGTAAAGCCGCTCGTCTTCCGTCTGTCCTGTGTATTCCTCCGTCGAATATTCCGGCGTCTTATCCCACCAATGCTTCATGATGCCATTGCCGAATAGCAGGCCATCGCTGATCGCGGAACGAAACTGCATATAGCCGTCGCATTCCTTGATGATTTCATAGTTTACAAGATCGGTCGCCTGTTCTGCATATTCGTCATGCTCACGACGTGTCGGCTCGTAAACGCCAATGCTTGTGGATGAGAAGAATACGCGCAGAACGCCGGGAAGGATGAGCGAATGCGTATCGGCCACATCCTTCGATACGAACGTTGATCGCTTCTCGCCCATTGCAGGGAAATCGACCTCGCCTTCGGAGAACCGCAGCGCCCATTCTCGCTTGTTGGAAAAGTCTTTCTTGTCGTATTCCTTTGCATCAGCGCTTTGTGCGTTAACAGCAGAGATCAACTCTTCCTGGGTCATTTGTGCCATGCGTTAAATTACCCATTCCATCGCGAATGCTTTTCGGGGTTTGATTTCAACTCTATCTAGCATGGAAACGGTAATTACTTCAACAGCACGCATTATTTCGGTTGACAATGACGCACATACAGTATCTGATGATGGATGAATAAAGGAGAAACAAATGTCTGCGAAATCATTTTATTATCTCGGCTTCTTGTGGGACTTTATCGCTGTCGTCATGGCGGTTATTCAACCGGCTTTGATAAGACCGCCTACATGAAAGAATACATGCGAAAGCGCCGCGCTGCTGCCAAAGCTGCTAAAACCTAAATCACCCACTCCATCTTCTTCGGAGGAACCTTGTACGGGTCGCGAATGACCCGAGCATGGCGCAACATCATGTAGGCATAGCGGCTGCTCGAAAGACAGTCATCGTGCTCTTTCACGATCTTGCCATCCTTGCGATGATACAGGCGGAATTCCTCGAACCAGTCGGACAACTCCGCGAACACTTTCCAGCGCCCTGTCTGCATACGATCAAGCATTGAGATAATGCCAGCCTCGACGCCGTTAGTGCCGTCATCGAACGTGGCGCGTTCTGTAAGCAGGTCCAATCCCTGATCGCGGTACTGCTGCGCTAGCTGGTCACCGCTGCCCTTGTCGTGCTGTAAGCCGTCGTGAGGCCATGACCAGGGTATTTTACCCCATGGCTTTAGAGCGGCGGATTGAATGACCGGTGTTGTCTGTCGCTGGCGAAATGCCTTGACGACGTAAACAATGTCCGAATCCCTATCCCAAGCCAATTCTGTCGCTGCAAACGGATGGTCATAGCCAAAGTCCATGCCGCCGATGCGGGGCCAATGATCGGGCAGCTTGAATGCGTCCACCTTGATATCGCTCTCTGGAACCGGGAAGATGCGGCCAGAGCCAAGGATAGGCGTTCCCTTGGTGCGGGCTTCACGCTCATGAGCCGGATAGCTCTCGATGATCTGCTTGCGTCTCTCCGGGCTGATATGCTCCGCGTCGTCAATCGTCATGTTAATATCAACTCTGTCGTCAGAGTCTTCCATCAGAAACTTTCGGACAATCTCCGACATGCCAAGAAGCGGCGTAAACGTCATCATGGCAATACCGCCAGTCGCATTCGTTCTGGTCAGTCCTTCCATGTAAATGTCAGACGGCGGCTCTTCATCGAACCACGTCATATCCAGCGTTTCGCCCTGCCACTTCTCGCGGCCCTGATCGTAGCTCTTGAAGCCGAGCGTTGAGTTGCCACCCGATACATGCTTCACAACGACGCTATCGAGCGCGTCAGGCGTTCCCATTCGCCGGGAGGTATCAACGATGCAATCCTGCGGGATGAAGCCATAGCCCCACTGTGACGTATCCTTAGGCTCACCGACAAGCAATCGCTGCGCACCGTCTCTTACAACGTCGCTGGTCTTGGAGCCTGCCCAAATGCGTACTGGCCTATCCCAACGCATTCCAGGCCACCAATCGGGATATCTGCCGGTGAGATGCATTGCGACTTCAGCAGCAGCACAAAGCGTTTTCCCAAGCTGATTTCCGGCGCGCAAAAGCCGCTCGCGATACAAAGCGCCAGCGGCATGGAATTCGATTTGCTTGGGATAGGGTCGGTAATCCTTAAGCTTGTTAGTGCGCCGACGCCGTGTGAATTCCTCGATTAAGGTCGCCTGCTCCTTCAGGATCAAGGAAAGGTCGGATGGTTGCGTCAAGCTGGCGAAGTCGCTTGATAAGCTCGTCATCAGTCATTTCGTCCATTCTACTCACGTTGACATTCAAATCCTTTGGAAGGATCGAGGCAACGACTTTCAGATATTGGTCTGGCTTTGTCTCGCGAACCTCTACCAGAGTTGCAGCGCCATGCTCTTGCCAGTCCGCGTACAGGTCGGCAATGAAGTGTTCGCCAAGCTTGTTGCGCGATCCTTTCGGCCTTCCTCCATTGCCGGGCTTGAACTGATATTCGACAGGCGGAGAGTTGCGCCTAACCGGCCCGTTATTTCGGGTGTCGCTTTCGGACGTGTTAACATCGTTGTTAACAACTTCTTCCTCTTCCGTCATTCACTCGTTTCCTTTGGATTTGTAAAACCGCATCCGATAGCTCTCAAAGTCGCCTGCAGATTTTGGCGGGAAATAAACGGCTACCTGGAACTTCGATACATCCGGGAATTTTGTATTCTCATCTACCGAAAATAGATCAGCGTCATGATGAACAAAAATTCCATGCTCCTTGCAAATTCTTGCGAGCATATCGAATAATCTAACCGTAGCTTTTCCACGCTCAGCAGAATATGTCGGCACTTCACCGCTGTTAACATTGTTAACAATCTCGTGGGCGTTAACATCTTCTGTCATTTGTTAACTTTCTTTTGGCTTTGGAATGGGTGAATATTTCACCGTCGAAGGACTGATAATAACCTGCCCATCAACATTTTCGAAATAAACTTTATCTCCGTTGTGATCTATCGCTGTTACAATAGCGTTAGGTGGCAAACCATCAATCACGCAACGGCCTTGAGTGCTATCAACGAATTTGGCGTCAGAAGCATACGGGAAACCGCTTCCTGGCTCAAACTCATTTGTCCATTCATAAATTCCAGCCACGTCAACTCTCCTTGTTAACTTCCGCTATTTGCGTTCTGCAATCTCTTTACGCCATGCTTCATACCATAGCTTGGCTTCCTGGAATAGCGTTGCCTGCTCGCTAGGCTCCATGATGCCGTAGTCGTGACGATATGACAGACACGCGGAATGGATTTCGCTATCGGTTGGTTCTCTGTCCCATGTGGTGTTTGTATCATGGCTTGTAAACATGGGCTTGGGAGGAGTTTCGTAGCAAGCTGTAATCGCTGCGTGCATCATATTCTTTGTAAACGCCATATTCTCTCTCCTTGCGGACGCACCGCTTTGTTATGTTGTAACGTTCCTGATATGCCGATTGGCTTTGGAGAATTCACTCCATGACATAACCTGTAGCTCGCTCATTATACCACCGTATTTGTAATGAACGCTAGCTGCTTGATCGATATATTCGTCATATGCTTTCTTAACTACCTTCCTGGCGCAAGGCTTAATAGGCTCTGGAATGTAGATGGTACCATAGTCCGTGCTGTATGAGAATTCATATGTCACGCTCTCTCTCCGCTAACTTTCCCGCTTGTTAAATATGATACGGCTCATATCCTGCCATTTGCCGCCTTCGTTGTGATCCGTGAATTTATACGAGCGCCAGTGAGAGTCAGAGAAGTATGCGATGATCTCATTCTTGAGACGGAATATCAAAGCGCCATTCTCTCTCGAAACCTTATGAGCCTTGATCTTGTAAGCATTGATATTCGTGTCGATGATGTATTCCGTTAGCTCTGGCATGCCGTGAAATCTCCATCAACAATCGCAGTAAAGAATGCTGAACCATCCGGCATAACTTGGACGCGCTGGCCGGTGAGATGATCATGCATCGCCATCATGGCATTTGCAAACCATCCAAGCATGTTGTCTCCATCGTCAAAGCGACCTTCTCCCTTGTATTGGTCGCGGCACTCGACGTAAAACTTAGCCCATGCTGCGGCGTCAGGATTTGTATGAATGCTCATGTCGTAATCGGTCATCGGTATTCTCCTTCGTTGTAAACTTTCATCCTGTTAACAATGTTAACATCTGTATATGTTGTTAACTAGGTTTGGGCTGGGGAATGGGGAATATCGCCATGCCTCGTGAAGCCAGTGCCAACAGGCCAGTCTTTAGGCTCACCATGATACTCAATCCAGGTTTCGCTATAGAATAAGCTGTATGGCAGAGGATGAAAATCATTTGGCGTCCCACCAGCAAAGCAATGAAGCTCAAGAGCCTTTCGGCAGTAATCGTAATATCCACCGTTCTTATGCGGGATAGGCTCTGGCAAATTTATGATACCAAAATCAGTCCATATTGCGTTGTATTTCTCTTCGGTCATCTCATTCGCCCTTCATAAACGCAAGGAACAGCTTAGCGTCCTCAACGATAGATGTTGCTGTCTTTCCGCTTTCCAGCGCCATAGACAGCGCTGTGACGCGCAATTCCTCATCTGATCTTGGTTCAGTGCTGCCAGTGACGACCTTGCCGCCAGCGCCCTCAAATCCACCCGTCTTTTCATCATCTGTTAGCATGTTAGTTCTCCCGTTTGCGTGCCTCAAGGCAGCTTCATATTCAGCCTTACGAGCTTCTGTCGTTTGGGTGTAAGAAGGGCTAAAGTCCGTCGCTTCCCAAGTGTACCATCCGTCTACTAATTTCGCCATGTTGTTATCCTCTCTAATTGGCTTGAGAATGGGTTAGAATGGCAACTGCTCCCATTCGGAAAACGTCAAAATCTTTTGACCATGAAAACCATTCGCTAAAAACCGTAAATAATTGGATACACCAGACGCGCCAATTCCATGAGGCAGATAGACGTTGCAAGCGCACTCATCATTACCCTTGCCTGTTAACACGTTAAGCCATACACCCTGTTCACCGCTCTTAAGCTTTTCAGGGCTTTGGATAGGTGCAGAAGTTTTAGCG